CCACCCGAGGCATCTCCTGCACCACTAACTGTGTAGTGTGTAGTTATAGTTTTAGTTGTTTCAGTTCCAGTTGAAGAACGTATAATAACTTGAAGATCAGAGTCAGCAAAAATTTTAAAAGTATAGGCAAAAACTGTAGTAGAACCATTACCTGAGTAGGAGTTTTTTACTGTAGTCGAAGATACTGTCATAAAACCTCTATATTATCTTTCATTTTCCTTATCAACCTTTAAATTCATATAGTCTAAACCTCTTTTTGCTGTCTTAATCATCAGTAAATAATGAGTATCTATCAACTCTCTTTTTTCATCAGCTGTATATTTTTTAGTGTTATGTATATTTCTGATGGTATAATTAATACCTGAAATAGCATCTCTAATACTTAGTAATTGTAACACATTTTTATTTTTCATGTTAATTTTTTTTCTTAATTCTAAAGCCTCATTAGACTCACCTCTTTTCTCTAAAATTATGATACTACCAATTTCTTTTTCTATCTTGGTTAATTCTTTGTAAAAGTCAGTTATAAATTCAGAACCACCACTAGGGTCTCTTACATTAAAAGCTCTAATACCAGGTATAATAGTTAAACTGTCAGTAGGTTTTATAGGATCATCAATAATACCAAACTCAATTAAACCTTTGTCTGTCATTTGAATAACAAATCTACCTAAACTACCAGTCCAAGCTCTTATAAAATTATCTATAACTATTGGACTATCTAATTTAGTATGATCACCTACCATTATATTAATTGCTCTTGATATACCTTTAGCAACCTCTGATGTATAAGTTGTATATTGATACTTTGATAATAATTGTTTATCCATGTAGTCAGGCACTAAAGGTTTACCTGTAAAAAAACTCATATCAAATAATCCTTCAAAAAAAGGAACTGCAAATGTAGGTGTTGGATTTAAATTTTTTAATTGTGAAATTCCAAAATCATATAAAAAATCATTAAGTTCATCAGGATGTTCTGTGTTTAACCAATCTAAAAGTTGTTCTGTGCCTGTACCAAAAACCACACCAAGATCAAAAGGTTTAGATATTCTATAAGGAACTCCATCTTTAACAATAATCCAATAATTAGTTTTTACCCACTCCTCTTGTCTTTGGTAAACTTCATTATCTTTGTTTGCAAACCAAAAATAAATTGATGGTAATATTATAGAAGCGGTAATCATTGTCATAGCTCTACCAGGTCTATCTCTAAAGGCTTCATAAATTTTTGTATAACCTTGAACTCTTGCATTATAAAAAGCAGATACTTGATTTAATCCCTTCATGTATAAACCCATCTTAGCATAATCAATTGTTACATCTCTTGATTCAAACCCACCTCTTTCAATAGCTTCTTTTTCTGTCATACCTTTTTTTCTTGATTTTATATATGTTCTTCTAAACTCTGATACCCTTGTCATGTTTTCTGCAAATTCAGAAATTAATCTTAAATACTCTAAAGGTGTTTTAAGAAGGTTTCTCATTGGTCCACGATTTAAAATTTCAAACGCAGGTTTATCAAATATATTTCTATCAATAGAAATTAAAGTAGATTGCATACCACCTGATCGTAACCATTTGTTATAAATTTGTTTTGAGTTTCTACTCAAACCTGATTTACCTAATGCTAAAGTTACAGCTCCTTCTAATGAACTCCATAAAGGCACAAATCCATACTTACTAAAAACAGCAGCTGAGACTGTATCTCTAAAAATATTTGCAAATACGAAATCAGGAGATGCTGTAGCACCTGCTCTTAACCATCTTGCAGGAGCATTTAATTTAAACATTTTAGTAATATCTCCTAATGATTTTGGATCAAAATCTTTTAGTGCTTGAGCAAGTTCTTTACCAACTTCATAAGTTTCAAACTTTCCATTTCTAATAACTCCTACTTGCGTTTCTGTTGGTTCTAAATATTCTCTTCTAAATACTTTAAAATTTTCTATAGCTTTATCAGATATAAAATTTTCCGATGTATTATCTAATATTTGTTCAAGTTCTTTTCTTTCTATTTTAATTTGTTTTGTTTTTAGACTTTTTTTAATATCGGGAAATGATTTTTTATTTTTTGCAACAAAGTCAAAAAACTCAATTAGAGCAGCATTTCGTTCTGCTAATTTTATAAGATGAAAAGTGTTGCTGTACATAGTTTCAATAGGATCAATAATATCAAGTTTTGATCCTTTAATTTTTTTTAAAGGATTTACTACATTTTTTGTATAACCAACTTCTCCTGGTTTAGAATCTTTTATTCTTGAAAAAGTAACATAGTTTTTATTTGCCTCAACTATTGCATTAAACGCCTCTTGAGTAATCAAACCTTTATCTTTAACATAAGTTAAAACTCTTAAATTATAACCATCAAATTCTTTAGATGCTGTTTCATATTTTTTTATTAATTGTTTATTAGCTACAACTTCACGAGCAGCTTTAATATCAAAACCATGATCAATGCCTCTTTCTTGTAGTTCTACTATTCTTTTTGCAACTTTATAAGTATTAAATTCTATATATGATTTTTTATCTTTACCGATAGGTTTTAATACCTCTTTAAAAGATTTACCATTTTGTTTTAAGTTTTTATTTAAAGTTCCTACTTCTATAAAGTGTCCTGCTCTATGTTCCATTCCAACTAGAGTTCTAAATCTTTCATAGACACTTAATTTTCCAGTTCTGTTTTTTGTTTTATCTACCTCTTTAACCATTCTGTACACAGGATGTAATCTATCTACAAAACCTTGAGTTAATTTATTTTTTTTACCAGGCTCAGCAATTTCTTCTTTTGCAAATCTAATTTTACTTAAAATAGTATTTTCTGCTTCTGTTTCTAATTTTATATCTTTTTTAAAAGCATCCTCTTTTACTACTCTTGTTTCAGGTTTTTTGTATGATCTAGGTATAGCAATATTTTTACTTGATAAATCTTCGACTACTGTTTTGTCAGCAATGTAATCTGTTGCAATATCAATAGCATTATTATTTGTTTTTTTAATTGTATTTATAACTTTTGCACCTCCTGATTCAGCTAAACCAAACACACCAAATAATATTGTAGAATCAATTAATTGATCTTTACTAGGTAATTCTTGTTCTATGATTGCACCTGACCCTTCAAATCCAGCAACTCTTAATAAGAGTTTAGATAAAAAATTCTTTCCATAACCACCTAAACCTACAGCAGCACCTAATTGTATTGCTTCTTTTCCACCAGCTTTAACTCCTTCTTTTGTATAAATATCCCAAAACTCTGACCAACTATTGACTTGACCTTTCTGCAACATATTTAAATAAGTCTCTCTAATTGATCCTGCGAAAAAACCAGTACCTGCCGCAGTTCCTGTTTTACCTGCTCGACCAAAAGTTAAAAGGTTTGTCAGCAAAGCACCTGTTAAATACACAGGTAAATCTTTTGTAATGACTGCAAGATTTTGTATGTTTCTTTCTATGATACCCGTATCTTCAAATGGTTCTGCAATATAACCTTCAGGTAAACCTGTTCCTGTATTGCCAGGAAGTTGATGATAGTTTTGAATAAGATCAATAATACCCATATTAAAACCTCTGTCCCAATATTTTTCAAACTCAAAAGTTTCACCTACTAATTTTTCTTTCAAAGAAATGTTATCAGGTTCATTCTTTTCTACTTCTAATAATTTTTCGTATGTTGATTTTTTTTCTTCTTTACCTAAAGTAATAATATTATCCCATATTTTTTTTATTGGTCCTTTGTCAATAGGTTGATAACCAAACTCTTTAAGGATTTCTTCTGTTTCAAAACCACCTTGTTCTAATTCAAATATTTTTTGTTGTTTCCAATTTTCTATTTCTTTATTTGAAAAACCACCTTTAACTAACGCTTCGCTTTGTTCACCAAGACTAGCCATTATAATTTTCCTATTCTTTTTAAGTAGTCTTGTGGTGATTCATTAGGTAATCTTTTTGCATCTCTTTCAAGAACAAAACCTTTATTCTTTTTAATTTGATCTACAATTTCTTTGAATAAAAGATTAGCATTAGGCATAAAATTTAAAACATCTTTACCTATAAATTGTTCTTTAGTTGGGTCTGTTAAAGTCTTAGCAGGTATACCTTTTTTAATACCATCAACATATCTTGCGTACATTGTATATTTAAAATTATTAAGTCTATCATCTAAACCTGGATCAATATTTTTTAATACAGGACTACCTTGAACAGGCATTTTATAAAAATCAATGAAATTAAAAAATGTTTTCATATCTGAATACGTATTAGGATTTTTATTTTGGTCATCAATCATCGTGCTTAAAAATACTAGATCTTGCATATTAACTCCTGATTCATATCTTTCTACGATTGATTTTGGCTCAGTCTCACCAGGTAAACTAAATTTATCAGTAACTTGATTGATTTGATCTGTTATAATTAAATTTATAATATCACTATTGGTGTCAAAACTTGATAAAGTTTTCCCTTCTGTTGATATAACTTTTGAATTTAATGTAGAAAATTGTTCTATAATTTCAGGTGTATTACCAAACAATGCTTCAATTTTTTGTCCGTATAAACCTTTATCTTTATCCATTTGCAAAATAGCTTCTTTAGATTCATTAGCTACTTGATTTTTAATAATTTGTTGGTTCGAAAGAATTTGAAACTGCATATCACTTCTCAATGATCTTGCTTTTTTATTTGCATACTCTTTAAATTTTGTTTTTTCAGCAATTGATAAAGAGTTGTAAAGATTAACTAATTCTTTATTACCACCAAATGTGCCTCTAGTTATTTCATCATAAGCTATTGTTAAAAGAGATGGATCGGCATCGGGTGGTAAGTTTAAAGAACTTGTAAGAACTTGATATTTACTTTCTAATATATTTCCTTCTGCTACTGTTAAAAGTTTAGTTTTTTCTTCAATGCCTAGTATATCAAAATCACCTTTTTCAAGTGCTTTTTTAAATTCAAAGGGTTGATTTTTAGACATAGAATCTGCAAGAGTAGTAACACCAAATTTTTGATAGCCTTCAATTAATTTTTTTTTGACACCCTGATCATAATTAGTATTAGCGTTTATTTTTTCTGCTACTTTGCTATTATAAATATCTAAATATACTGGTCCAACTTCTCTTAATGTTATAGCTTCTTTAGAAATATAATCTTCATCTACATCTTTTGATACTTTAATTTGTTCTTCTCTTGATCCTTGGAGAGCTTTTGTTTTTAAAATTCCAGCAGTTGAATAATATTTTTTTTCAATAGCTTTTTTTGTAAAATTATCTAAACCTTGAAACTTATTATTTTTAAAATAATTATATAAACTATTTACTTCTTGATCGTGTATGGAAGCAGCATCTGTTGGATTTCCATTTTTTTTAGTCTCACTTTGAATAGTAAACAAACCTTTTTGTATAGTGTTTCCATTATCATCTTTTTGATCAATGTACATATCAGATAATATTTTATATGCTTTATTATCAGCCTCTAATTTTTTTTCTTTTATGTATTCTTTTGTTAAAAAATCTGTAACAGGTTTAGTTGCTCTAAAAATATTTTCACTTGGAGATATATTAGGAACATTACCAACACTACCAGTCTCTGATGTTATTCTTCCTTCAGATATATATGTGGGTATTTTTATAGCCATACTATCCTCTCATTGCTAACAAACTTGTTCCAACATCACTTGCTATTCTAATTTGTTCCATTCTTGATCTTTGTTTTGCAATACTTCCTTCAATCCTAGAAAAAGCTGCACTTTCAAAAGCTCTAGCTTTACCTATTTCAGCATTGTATTGCATTTTACTTCTTTCAATTTCTTTTTCAAAAAGGTTTGATAAAGTTATAATTTGAGAAGAACCTGATCCTTGCACCACTCCTGACTTATTAGTATTAACAATCGTAGTTCCTTCTAACTCTCTAAATTTTTTGTCAAATGTTGAAAGGTCTAATGTTAATTGATTTTCTATAGCTTCAGCTTTTTGTTCATCTATTTTAGCTTTTCTATCAAAAGCAGCTTGTGTATACTTACCAATACTACCTGCTTGTTTTATACCTGCTACTGCTGTAGCTCCTACTACTGTTGGTATGATCCAAGTCATTAAAAAATCCTCGCATATCTGAAGTGATCTGAACCATCAAAACCATAATGTTTCATCAACCCTT